GGAAAATGGTTAGATAAGGGTGTAGAATTCGGCCCTAATTGTCTCGCAACAAGACAGTTAATTTATAAATAGAGGTAGGAGATTATACATGGCCATTCCAACTACTAAATCTACTTTTAAAGAATACTGCTTACGATCATTAGGTGATGGTGTTATTGATATTAATATATCAGATGCCCAAGCAGATGATCGTATTGATGAAGCTCTACAATATATTGCACAGTATCATTATGATGGTATTGAAAGAATGTATCTTAAACATTTGGTTACTGAGGCAGAAGTTACTAGAGCAAGAGAAAATGAAACCACTACAGGAACAGATGTTGTAGATGCAACAATTACTGCGAGTTGGTTAGAAGGTACAAATTATATACCTTTACCTAGTGCTGTTGTTTCTGTAGTTCAAGTATTCCCCCTTACTGGAACTGGAACTGGTGCAAATATGTTTGATGCTCGTTATCAATTACATTTAAATGATTTATATGATTTAAGTTCTACATCTGTTGTTCAATATGAGATGATGATGAATAATTTAGATTTTCTACAACATATTCTCGTTGGAGAGGCCCCCATAAGATTTAATCACAATCAAGGACGTTTGTATCTTGATGCAGATTGGTCTAATGATTTTATTGGTGGACAGGACTACATTGTTATTGAATGTTTTCGTAAATTAGACCCTGCAACATATACAAACTTGTTTGACGATCTTCTTCTTAAAAGATATGCAACAGCTCTCATTAAAAAACAGTGGGGCGCAAACTTATCTAAGTTTAGTGGGGTTGCTATGTTAGGTGGTGTTACTATGAATGGTGAACAAATCTACTCACAAGCCATAGATGAACAGCAAAAAATGGAAGAGACAATAAACCTTAATGAACCTCCAATGATGTTTGGTGTAGGATAAGGTATGTCGTATCATCCTGATGAAAAAATAGATAAAATAACAGAAGATTATTGGCATGATATTAATGATTGTTGGAAACTAGTTTTAAATTGTGAACAACACTTAGAAATTTTAGATGAATGTAAACGGTACAACGCATGGGATCAATATTCTATTCGTGGAGTTTCATCGTATATAAACTACGATACACATCTACTCTTCAGACCTGAAAATAGTTTGGGGACAGCTAGGACTAAAACAAAATCGATAGCATTTCCAACACACAAAACATTTCCTACATTCATGGAGTTTTTTGATACACATAAAGATAAGTATGGTTGGGACAAACCAGAGATTAGAAAACTTGATGCTGGTGGAATGATATCACCACATATACATAAGTGGTGGCCTGGAGTACCATCCCCATATTTATATAATATGTCAATCAATCATCCCGAAGGTTGTTTGTTTGGTATAAAGCCAGGTGGTAAAGTGCCATATAATTCTGGTGATGTTATGAAGATAAGAGTATGGAATGAACATTGCGTATGGAACAACTCAAAAGAAGATCGATACCATGCAATTTTAGGTATTGGAAGACAAGTTCCAAAAAATGAAGGATAGAACATGGCTGTTAATAAACATTTTCATACCAGTAATCTACAAGGTACTTCAGCTGAACAAGCACTTTATGCAAACTTAGTTTCAGAAGCGATACAGATACATGGCCACGATGTCTATTATCTTGATAGGACTTTAGTAGCAGAAGATAATGTATTTGGTACTGATGCTCTTTCGAAATTTGAAACACAAGTTCCTATTGAAATGTATATGGAAGATTCTGGTGGTGGTTATGCTGGTGAACGAGAGATCATGTCTCAGTTTGGTTTGCAAAATTTAAGTGAAGCAACATTTGTTGTAAGTAAAACAAGATTTCAAGATAAGGCAATGCAAATTCAGATAGAGTCAGGGACAGATTCTACTTCTTCTGGTTCTGTCTTATTAGAATCTGGTACTGTTGATGCAAATAAATTTGAAGGTAGTACATATTACATTATATCAGAAACAGATGCAACTGATTCGGATCGTCCATTAGAAGGCGATGCAATTTATCATCCAACACTAAAGAAATTATTTCAAATTAATTTTGTCGATCATGATGATCCATTTAATCAACTAGACAATAACCCAGTATATAAAATGCGCTGTCGTTTATTCGAATACAGTTCAGAATCATTGGATACTGGTATTGGTGCAATTGATGCCATAGAAGATGCGTTGTCTACTAACACCCTTACTTATCAGTTTACACTTGAACAAACTACTGCTCAAAACGAACCATTTAGATTAGAATTATTTTCTGATAATGGTTTAGTTATAGATGAAACTGACAGTGATAATATTATCGGTGAGGATGATTCCAGTTCTGTGGGCGAAAGTATTCTTATGGAACATAATGCTGATACTGGTCATGGAGGTTGGTTAATTGCAGAAGACTATATAATAGGAAGTGGAGGTGCTAACACTAGTAGTGTTGACAAGTCTGCTCAAAATGAATTATTTGACGAATTGGACGATTCAATCTTAGACTTTTCTGAGAGAAATCCATTCGGTGACGCTGGGAGCTCATAATGTTAGGACAACAATTTTACCATGAAACAATTCGAAAAGTGGTTGTCGCTTTTGGAAGTATGTTTAACGACATTCACTTAGTTCGTAAGGATAATAGTGGTTCAATAACACAATCAATGAAAGTGCCTTTAGCATATGGCCCCAGACAAAAATTTCTTGCACGTTTGCGTGAAGATGCAGACCTAACTAAACAGGTTGCAGTAACTCTTCCACGTATAGGTTTTGAAATTTCTGGAATGTCTTACGATCCTGGCAGAAAATTAAATCGTGTTCAACAGTTTAAAAAAGTAAAAGGTTCTAAATCAACACAACTAGATACTCAATATATGCCTGTACCGTATAATATTGAATTTTCTTTGTACATTATGGCAAAACAATCAGATGATGCGTTGCAGATAGTAGAACAGATTCTTCCTTACTTTCAACCAGATTATACAGTGACACTTAATGATAATACAGATATGGGTATAAAAAGAGATGTTCCTATAGTATTAAATTCTGTTAATTATGAAGACACATATGAGGGAGATTTTACCTCCAGAACAACTATTATTTACACTCTTGCATTTACTGCAAAATTTTATCTTTATGGCCCTGTTACTTCTAGTAAGGTTATTAAGACTGTCCAAGCAGATCAATATGCAGATATGCCTGACAAGTCACCAAAAAGACAACAAAGATATACTGTTTCTCCAAACCCAGGCACAGCTGATGCAGATGATGATTTTGGTTTTAATGAATCTAGTTCATTTTTTGAAGATGCTAAAGAATACAATCCAGTAACAGGTAAAGACGAAACCCCAGATACTTCTGGTACAGATTAATAAATTTAATGTCAAGTTTCGTTTACGTTAGTGGTGACTATAAAAATGCTTGGTTAGAGTATGTTTGGAACCTACAAAAATTTGAACATTGGGAAACCTTTGATGATGATTTTAAATCTGAGTTTGATTTTAAGTTTCATGAACAAGTACACTCTTTAAATAAATTTACCCGGCCTCCTAGTTGGTATCTGAATGATAAATTAGGAAAAGATCAGTTCTTATTTAAAACTAGTAGTGACTTCTACCCAGTAGTTGAGTATGAATATACCAACAATCTTCCCTCCTTTAGAGATATTATGTTGGATCGTGCAACAGAGATGCGTGACATGGGTAAAGTTATTGATATTTTTTACTCTGGTGGGATTGATAGCACTGCTATACTTTATGCTCTTTTAGAAGTTTGTCCAAAAGATCAACTAAGATTAATAATGGGTGATGAGTCATCAGTAAATATATATCCAAAAGCAGTAGAAAATTTGTCTTATGAATTTGCAGAGGGTAATATTTTTGGTATGGCAAATATAGACACTAATCTTTTTACTACTGGATGTGAAGCAGACAGGTTATTTGGAGGTACAGGTTATCCACACAGTAGAAATACTAACGAAGAAAAATTTATTCTTGAAACGGAGTATGAATATCATCATAGCCGTTGGTGGGATATAACAAGATATACATTAACTACACAATCATTTCGATTTTTGCAGAATATTGAAGTAAGTTCTTTTGATATAAAAAATTATCAACCATTCTTCCTATCTCCACAAATAGAAAAGTTTGCAATCAACCAACACTTTGATCGTGATGTAGTTTGGCATAAAAATCACTGGACTAAACCAGAAGATTTCTTGACTACTAAGATTGCTATTAGGGATTTCATTGCAGAATGGGATAAGGATTATGCATATACTATGGTAAAGACTGATATGCCTTTTGATGTACAAAGAGAGATAATTCTACCTTTACCGACAAATTATAATGTGTTGGCTATAACATCAGATGGAATTATTGTTAATAGAAAAAATCTTATGGAGTACATGTCAAGAGATTTTTTGGATATAAATATATAACATGAATGATAAAATAGATAAAGCATTAGGTGTTATTGAGGTAGAATCAGAAACCGTTGGTGAGATTATTAATATGGGAAAAGAAATTGTTGTACCTCATGTAACTCCCGATATAGACATAGAGGCAGATTATGAATATCAAAGAAAACAATTTTACAATTTGGTTGAAAAAGGTTCAGTTGCAATTGATGGAATATTACATATTGCAAAGGAAGGCGAACATCCAAGAGGATATGAGGTTGCTGGAAATCTTATCAAACAAGTCGCAGAAGTTACCGAAAAACTAGGTGATCTTCAAGAGAAGATGAAGAGACTTAAAGATGTTCCTAACAACGCACCTAAAAATGTAACTAACGCATTATTTGTAGGGAGTACTGCTGAACTACAAAAGATGCTGAAAGGCAAGTAATGTACGAATATAGATGTGTAATACTACGGGTAATTGATGGCGACACTTCTGATGTAGATATTGATATGGGATTCGGTGTGTGGCTTCGTAAACAACGTATTCGTTTTTATGGTATCGATACTCCTGAGAGTCGTACAAGAGACTTAGAAGAAAAAAAATATGGTCTTATGGCGAAAGAAATAGTTAAGAAGTGGATACCAGAAGGTTCTACTCAAACACTCATTACTGAAAAAGATGACAAGGGCAAATACGGCCGTATTCTAGGAAAATTCAAGATTACTCATGAGGAAGAAGAAACAACTTTAAACGAGTGGATGATCAGACATCACTATGGTGTAGAATATTATGGTCAGGCTAAACAAGACATTGAAGAAGAACATCTAAGGAATAGGGAGCTGGTTAATCCTGATATGTCAAAGCTCTTTATTATGCACTAATGACTGATGATACAGTATATCTTGGCAACCCTAATCTTAAAAAGGTTAATGTTACCCAAGAATGGACAAAAGATCAACTTGCAGAATTTGCTAAATGCATGGATGATCCACAACACTTTATAGAGAATTATATTAAGATTGTTTCTCTAGATGAAGGTCTTATACCTTTTAAGATGTATGACTTTCAAAAAGATATGGTAGGGACGTTTCATAATAATCGTTTTACTATTTGTAAACTACCAAGACAGTCAGGCAAGTCTACTATTATTATTGCTTACCTCCTACATTATGTATTATTTAATGCTTCTGTGAATGTCGCTATACTTGCAAACAAAGCTGCGGTTGCTCGTGACTTACTATCACGTTTGCAACTTGCCTATGAAAATTTACCTACTTGGATGCAACAAGGAGTAATGTCATGGAACAAAGGGAGTTTAGAACTTGAAAATGGTTCTAAGATTTTGGCGGCTTCTACTTCTGCTAGTGCGGTGCGTGGCGGTTCTTATAATATTATTTTCCTTGATGAGTTTGCTTACGTCCCTAGTAACGTAGCTGAACAATTCTTTAGTTCTGTCTATCCTACCATCTCCTCTGGTAAAACATCAAAGGTTATGATCGTTTCTACTCCACATGGTATGAATATGTTTTACAAGATGTGGAAAGATGCAGAAGAGAAGAGAAGTTCTTATGTTCCTATTGAGGTACATTGGAGTGAAGTGCCAGGGCGTGATCAGGCGTGGAAAGAGGAAACAATACGAAACACCTCAGAAGCACAGTTTAACACAGAGTTCGAGTGTGAGTTTTTAGGTTCTATTGATACACTAATTAGTCCAGCAAAACTTAGAACTTTATCATATCATGCACCTTTAAAGTCTAACGCAGGCTTAGATGTCTATGAAAACCCAACAGAAGGTAAAGATTATTTTATTACGGTTGATGTTGCCAGAGGAACACAGAAAGATTTTTCTGCATTTGTAGTATTTGATATATCTCAGATTCCTTACAGGGTGGTTGCAAAATACAAAGATAACGAAATAAAACCTCTACTATTCCCCCAAGTAATATACAATGCGGCTCGTGCTTACAATCAAGCATTTGTATTAATAGAAGTTAATGATATTGGAGAACAGGTTGCAAACACTATGCAGTTTGATATGGAGTATGATAATCTAGTTATGGCATCTATGCGTGGCCGGGCAGGACAAGTATTGGGGGGCGGATTCTCAGGCGGTAGGGCTCAATTGGGTGTGAGAACTACTAAGGCAACAAAGAAAATAGGTTGCTCCAATCTAAAACAGTTAATAGAAGATGATAAACTTTATATCCCTGATTTGGATTGTATTGGTGAACTTTCTACATTTATTATAAAAGGTAGTTCTTTTGAAGCAGATGATGGACAAAATGATGATCTGGTTGCTTGTATGTTTATATTTGCATGGGCAACAGACCAGACCTATTTTAAAGAACTAACAGATATGGACATTAGAAAAACCATGATAAGGGAACAACAAGACGCATTAGAACAGGATATGGCGCCATTTGGTTTTATCGTTACAGGACTAGAGGATGAAAATATAGGTGAGATGGTAGATGATTATGGTACTAAGTGGAGTCCTATAGTAAGAAATTACGAAACAGATTGGTAATATTAAATGAATTCTATTAGATCATTGTCGAGTTTAATCCAGCAATTAGAACATACAGTGATAGATTCTCCTATAAGTTGGAATACTTCCTGTCTACTTTCGTCACTAGTTCCTACTCTTTTAGTTAGTTTTCGTATTTCAGAGTTGTGAGGATAAAATTTCAGACACACTGTTTCTGCTTCACCACAATGCTTACAGTGTTTATCGGCTAAATATTCATTAAGAATAACAATACGTTTACGGTAGTTTCTACGTGCAACCTTTTTAATCGTATCCTTATACTTCTCATAATGTGAATTGACCATACTATTATATATAACACTTATATGTTATAACACATCTAAAAACATGTTATTGCAATTCTTTTTTTTATAAATATTCTTAATAACAATGATATTTCAAACTTAGGAGTCAAAAATGTCTTTTCTTTCCTCTCCTGGCGTACATGTACGAGAGATTGACCTTACAGGTATTATCCCATCAGTTGCCACCACAGTTGGTGCAATTGCAATGCCTGCACAAAAAGGTCCATCTGGAAGCATAGTCACTATAGGAAGTGAGCAGGATTTATTGTCAATTTTCGGTAAACCAAACTCAAGTAATTTTGAGTGGTGGTTTACTGCTGCAAACTTTCTACAATATTCCGATCAACTAAAAGTTGTTCGCCCAACATCAGGACACTTAAATGCCGGTCAAGCATCAGGTGTCTTAGTTCGTGATGATGATCATTACCTAGATGCCTACTGGTCAGAAACAGGAGATGGACAGGTTACTTCTAATGATTGGTATGCAAGAAGTGCTGGAACTTGGGGTAACTCAATCGGTGTCCAGATTTGTCCTTCTGCAACTGCATATTCCCAAGATTTAGGAACTAATAACTTAACTGCTGCGGCAGAATCTGCTGGTGACACAGTGGTTGCTGTTGATGACGCAGATTCATCTGGTTATGCATTTAACGTGGGTGATTTAATTTCCTTCTCTTCAACCACTACTGGAACAGCTATGACTTTTCTTGCTGGTGATGAAGGTAATGAATACCAAATTGTTTCAATCTCAAGTAATGATCTAACAA